GAGTATCGGGACTATTTCCGCTTTTGGTGGGAGGAAGAAATTCAATATCGTGGGCAGCGAAATAAGAAGAAGCAGTGCTCATGTTGTAGAAAGAAATGGCTTCAGGAGCAACAGCAACAATAACATCGTCCCCACAAAGCTTGAGGCGGATAAGCCGTTTAAAATCGGTAATAGTAGCAAGATGAGGGGGAGCAAGTTCGAGCCATGCGACAGCGAAATACATCCAGTTAACGAAGGTATTCATTATGATGGTAGCAAATTGACCAGATGGATTACCACCGTGAATAATGTAAACGCCATCTAAACATTGATGAACAGTGTGTATAATCTCATCAACAAGAGTGTTGACAAGAACGGTGTCTTCATCATTCCAATCAGAAGCAGATTGCATGTAATGATTCCAAAGCTCAGCAAAAAGGAACATAATTTGGGGTGAGAGAGTGCCATCGAATCGTCCAAAATCACCGGCGAAACCGACGTTGGAAACTTCGAAAAGGTAAGACATCATATCGTGATAATCGGTGCTTTCGCAGTCCATGCCAACGGAACTCGGGGTAAAAGGATAAGAGGAGTAAAAATCAGCGAAGAAATCAAGTCCGAACATACGTCCAGCCATAGTAAAATCGACTGGGCCATTAGCTATAATGCGAGACTTACGCATACGAATCTTCTCGATGGGACGGAGCTCATCTTTAACGACATCTTGCCAACGACTATCAGCAATGCGTAAACCCTGACGGGCTAACTGGATGCGTTCATCGAGACGAGCAATTAGAAGAGGAGAAGGCTGAGCGGAAGGTTTTTCACCAATGAAAAGATCGCGTTTGGTGAGTCGCTGAGTGGAGAAGGGAAGACCAGCAGAACTAGCGAAATTGAGACTTTTGTGGAAAGGCAAACCGGGGATTCCATTGGTAGCGATATCGTAGTGGTATTTTTTAGGAATGCGGGAAGGCTTACCCCAATAATCAATAGCGCCATCAAGAGCTACACGAAGGAGGTGAGTTGGAAAAGGACCGGATTGTTTGGAATATTTAGCAACTCCATTAAGCAGAGGGGAAGTACCAACGAAAGGATCACGCGGACGTGGATCGCGGGGAGAAAGCACAGCTGGCTCTTTATCACTAGGACCAAGACATTCAAAATAAGGGGAATGAATGAGAGAAGTCTGAGTGGGGGCAAAAACTTGGTCTTTCTTCTCAACGCGGCCAAGGAGGGAGAAACATTGGGAAGAGGAGTTGAAATTGCGAGGTTGTTCTTGAACGACACAAGGAGGAAGTTCAGTAACACCTTGAACAGAGCCAGAATGGGTTTGGAGGAAGGGAGCGAGATCAGCTTGGAAAACGGGTTCAGAATAGCCACGTCCAGTACCGTCGACCATACCAACATGAATGCCGAGGATTTTGCGAGTGGTGCGTTTGCCACAGCCAATAACAAGACCACCACAATCACCATTTTGAGAAGGTGCGAAATAAGAATAAGAATTAATATTACGGAATTCGTAATCGGATTCCTTATTGGCGGCATAAGTTGCTTCCCGCTGAGTTTCATAAAAAACGTTAGCAAGAATAAAAGTTTCATAGAGAAAAGAGCCAAGGGATTCGTGATAGCGAGCTGTAATAAGAGCACCAGCTTGTTCATCGTGATAACCAAGATCGTCATCAAACATGAATTGTGAAACGTTGTTTTTAGCAGCAGGCACACGTGGACCAAAATTGTAAACAACAACATCACGTTCACGTCCATTAAGAAAGCCGAGCTCATGTATCATAGATTTTTCAAAGAGGACGGTAAAAGTAGGTCCAGTAGGAAACTGAACAATCATAGGTTGATCCTTTACATAAAATTGAGAGGATTTAAAAAAATGCTTGGGTATAAGAGCATAGGTACCAGCAAAGCGAAAAGCATTAAGAGTGCGATTATTAGTTTCAGGAAGAATAACTTTACATAGATAAGGCTGGAAGCGATCAGCGATCTCACGAGGGGAATTAACATCATAAGAAATGGAAAATTGGCGCAAAGCATTTTCAAAAGAATGGCCAGTGGCTTGTTCACGTCGATTGATAGTGCGAACAACTTGATTGCGACGTTTATGGTTATATTCGTAACCTTTACCACCAGCAGAGTGGGATGAACCAAGATCAGGGTAATGCAGGAGACCATCTGTGACGATCTCAGTTGTTGAATTGTCTTCATTTTCACCACGGAAATATTGCCAGAGGGCAGTGAGAGCGGTGAAAGTAGCAAAAATGCCAATTGTAGCAACAATTTTAACAATATTAGGATGTTCAGAGGTAAACTTAACAAAGCCGAGAGAGTAATCGGAAGCAAGTTGAAGGATGGTACGTTCTTCAGCATCTTCATCGGGATCGTTATCACGATGTAGAACGGCTTCAGCTCGTTGAACAAAATTACCACTAGCTATGGCATTGAAATCAACAGGTTCAGAACCGGAAAAGTTAATGGGTTGAGAGGTTTCGAAAAGGGGGCGACGGTGACGACCAGAAAAGTAATCAGAGCAGTTGAATTCATCGCGAGGGACTTGACGACGCAGGACCACACCTTCAGGAGAAGCAGATTGAATTTGGAAATTGTGCGCAAGATCGGGACGGGGTGGACGTGTTTCGACAGCAATATCGGAAAAGGTGAAATCGCGGGATTGAAGATAGCGCATAATAGTATGTTCACCTTGATTCATTTGGGCTGTGCCAAATTCTTGGCGAAGTTTCTCGACGAGTGGCATGCGCTTATAAAGTTCCATAAGTTTCTTTTGGTTAGTAACATGAGCAAGATAAATTTTGTGAGTTAGACGTAAGGCATCAGCGGTTTCCATAGGTTCGGAAAGCCAAGCATCGGCGGCAGGTTCAACACTAGAGTGGAGGCGCCAGGTAAGATAAGATACATCAGCCTGTTGTTCTTCAGTAAGAAGGTGATATTGAGGAACACCATCGATACAGAATTCAGGTTTAACAGAAACATGCCAAAGAACATTACGGCGACGCCAAAGAGCAGAGTCTTCCTGCATGCCAACGATTTTAGGAAAAGGAACGTTGGTGGTGAGTCCGACGATTTCAGAGAGAAAAAGAGCGCCCTTAATTCCAAGAATGGGTTTATCAAGGCTGGGCATATTAAGTCCCTTAGGAACGTTGCTAACAATAGTAAGAAATTCGCGAACAAGAGCCTCCTCATCAACAGAGTTGAAAGCAAAAGCGTCATCGAAGAGGGTACATCGTTGTCCATTGTAGCGGGACCAAAAGACGTCGGAGAGGTCACGGGTGTAGATAAGATTAGCATCACCCCAACCTTTAGGTCGTAGAAGTTTACATATTGCAATAGCAATAAGAGACTTACCTTGGTTAGGGGGTCCATAAAGACAAAAAGAGAAGGGAACTTCGCGAAAGGCAGTTTCACCTTTAGCTTGAGAGAGGAGACCAAGAAGTTCTTCAACGATTTTGCAATCAGCGAGAAAAAGAGAAGCGAATTTGGGGGAAATTTCGGGTTTATTGAGAATGGTTGCGATGTAGCGATCCATATCAACACAAACGGCTTTGAACTTCTCTTGAGTTTCAGGATCAAATTTGAGAAGGCGGATGTATTCGGGAGTATTGTGCAAACGCACACGAGAATGAAAATCGGAATATTCATATTCAAGAAATTTCTTCCAAGCAAAGGAGGGACAAAGAGCGGAAACCCAGGCGTCGCAACATTTAGGAAGCCAAGAAGAAAGAGTGGGGATAAGCTCACGAATATTACGGACGGTAGGAACAATAGTGTTAAAAGTTCGACACCAATCAGTAACATCCTTAATATTTTGTTTGGAGGGGAGAGATTTAGTGAAAACAGCACCAAGAAGGGCTATAAGGATATTAGAATCCTCAACAGCTTGAGAAGATCCACATTCGTGGAAGATATTCTCTTGAATTTCGCCCAACACAGCAGGTGTTAAAAATGGGTGCGGCACAGGTGTAGCATTGGGAAAAAGATATTGAGAGAATTGTTGGACAACGAGGGAAGGAACGTGAAAACGTTTAAGAAGGCGGAGACAGGACATAGAAAAAGTGTAAAT